ATATACTTTAAATTTAAAAAATAATTTTTCCAAAACAATGGATAGTGCTTATAATAGCACTAAAAAGATGGATAATGGAATGAACGGTTTAAGTTCCAAGTTGGCTGGGATAGGAGCATCAATTGGTATTGCTAGTCTTGGAAAACAAATGATTGAAACTGGTTCTCGATTTGATAGTTATAAAACACAATTAAAAACATTGCTAGGCTCTCAAACTGCTGCCTCTGCTGCTTTTAATGATATTAAAAAAGATGCTGCTTCAACCCCATTTGATGTTGAAAGTTTGGTAAAAGCAAATTCCATGTTAATTAGTTCAGGAGTTACCGCTAGCGGTGCTCGTAACATGGTTATGGGATTAGGTAATGCTATTGCAGCAACAGGCGGAGGGAGTGATGAACTGTCAAGAATGGCGGTTAATTTACAGCAAATTAAAACTTTAGGCAAAGCAAGCGCAATGGACGTGAAGCAATTTGCATTTGCTGGCATACCAATTTATCAAATGTTGAGCAAAACAATGGGTATATCCACTACTAAATTAAAGGAAATGGATATTACTTACGAACAGTTAGAGGCATCTTTCACAAAGGCTGCCAGTGCTGGTGGAATGTTTGCAAATGGATTAAAAAATCAATCCAACACAGTAGGTGGAGCGTTGAGTAATTTGGGAGATAAATGGTCGGAAACATTGGTAGGTTTTTACGAAAGATTAAAGCCAGTCATAAGTAGTGGTATAGCTATGCTTTCCAGTCTACTAGATTGGGCATCTCGAAATAAAGATACTTTATTATTTGTAGGAAAATTAGTTCTCGGGTTAGTTGCTGTTGGGGCTGCGTGGAGTGCTTTATCATCTATTATCGCACTATCTAGCGCAGTTATGGCTGCAAATCCTATATTATTAATAATTAGCGGTGTTGTAGCTTTAACGGTAGCTGTTAATCAGTTAGCTGGTGCTTATGAAAGAGAAAAAAGAGCAAAGCAGGAAGCGTTGCAGTCTTCAACGGTAGATGGTTACTCTAAAGAAGAAAAAGTAGTTAATGGATTAATTGAAAAATATCAAAAATTAAAAAACGAAAAAACAGGTAAATTATATACAAGCGAGGAGGCTAAAAATTTAGCAATAAATAATGAACTAACTAAACAATCAGAAGATTTAGCTTTTTACAAAAGAGAATTTAAAAATGCGCAAGATATTCCTACCAAACAACTGTATTTAGAAATGCTTAGTGATGTTTCGGGTAGGGTTGAATTTTTAAAAAGAAGCAGATTAAAAGATATTGGTACTGGTGGCGGTACTGGCGAAGCAGGAGTAACACCTAAAGCCGCAACGGGATTAAATTCAGGAGTAAACATAAGTGCAGCAAGACCGCAAAATTTAACTTTTAATATTCAGAAATTAGTTGAGAATTTGAATTTAACATCTCAAAACTTAACAGAGGGAGCTAGCAAGATAAGGGAAGAAGTAACTAAAATATTTTTTGAAATGGTAAACGATGTAAATTTAATTGCTAGATAATGCCTGAGAAAATATCATTAAATAACGAAAACAATCCACTAGATAATTCTAAGTCAATCGAGAAAGCGTATGTATTGAATAGAGGATTAAACCCTATAAGTCAAATTCAAACAATATCTAAAGGCGTTGCATTAGGAGCTATAAAGCCGTTATTTTACAGGATTGATAGGGATAAGGCTAAAAGTGAAAATTTAGATTACGAAGATTACTATGAAGTAACAAGCAATTTAACAGGCAAGGCGGTTTATGATGCTATTATATTTAAAGACCCAAATAACAACGATACTAACACTATAACAGAAAAGGATTTAAAAATAGGAGTTGCATTAATAAGCGCATCGCAAGAAAAAAACATAGTAAAAACGCAAGTAATAGGACGTGAAGGTACTGTTAATACATACGTTAATAAAGGTAATTGGAATATAACAATAAAGGGAGTTGTTGTAAACCCATTGGCAAATAAAAGACCAAGTGAGGATTTAATAAAACTAGATACATTTGCTGGGTATAGTACTCAACTAACAGTTATATCTAATTTCTTACTTGATTTAGATGTTAAAACTATAATTATAGAAAATGTGAGTTATGAACAAAGAGAGGGCATGAGGAATGTTTACGACTATACATTAACTTGCTTTTCAGAAATACCTTTTGTAATACAATCAAACAATGCTTAAAATGGTTAATAAAATAACCGTTAATGAGGGTAAGGCAAATGAACTTATTATAAATGTAGTTAATTCAATTACAATTAATAGTACTTATGATAAATTCACAGATACAGCCGAAATATTATTTCCTGAAAACATAAATTTTAATGGTAAAAATATATTCACAGGAAGGGATGCTTTAATTAAAAGGAATGATTCAATTAAAATAGAACTTGGATATGATACTTTAAAGCCTATTTTCAAAGGATACATTACAAAAGTAGGTTCTTCAAATCCTATTAAAATAGAGTGTGAAGACCAAATGTTTTTATTAAAAAAAGTAATTGTTACACACCCCGACCCTAGCGATGTTAAGGTTATAACAAAGTCAAAAACTGGACGTGCTTTAAAGAAGCCTATAAATATTACCGAGCCTATTTTATTGAGCCAATTACTCGATCATATAATACCCGATGAAATTAATTATAAAATAATTGTAAGCAATTCAACAGGAAGCGGAACAACTGATGATGTTAATCTAGGTAGTTTTGTAGCAACAAAAGTTAGTGTAACAGAAATTTTAAACACGTTAAAAGATGTTTACGGATTGTATTCATATTTTAAAGATGATGTATTATTTGTTGGATTACCAAATGACGCTTCGGATAGTAAAACAGAAAATTTTACATTTGAAGAAAATATTATTGATGGTACTACGTTGGAATACCAACAAGCAGATGATATTCATACTAAAGTCGTTGCTATTAGCATGAATGAAGACAATACGAAAAAACAAATAGAGGTTGGGGATAAGGATGGATCGCAAAGGACTTATTACACTTACAATGCGAATGAAGAAGAGTTGAAAATATTTGCAAATGCAAAATTAAATGAGGTAAAGTATACAGGATATTTTGGAAAGTTTAAAACATTTGGAGAGCCTTATGTAAGGCATGGGGACATTGCAAAAATAACAAGTAAAAAATTTTCTGAACAAGATGGGTTTTATCAAATTGTTGGAGTGCAATATAATTGGGATACAAGCGAAGGCTATACGAGGGATATTGATATTGGACAATTTTTAGGCAAGAGTTTATCATGAACGATTTACAAATTATAAAACAATCTATATTAAAAATCACAAAACAAGATGATATTTATTCGCTTGTTTGCGTTGTTAGTGATATTGATTTGGATAATTATACTTGTATTTGTAAACCAGTTAATGGGAGTGCAACGCTTGTAAATGTTCGATTAATGGCTAGTAATAGTACAGGCTTTAAGGTTATACCAAAAGATGGCAGCGAGGTATTAGTAACATTAATCAATCAAAGCACTGGCTATGTGGCTATGTGCAGCGAGATAGATTTAATAGAATTAAACGGAGATAATGAAGATGGTTTAGTAAAAGTAAATGACTTGGTTACTAAATTAAATAATTTAGAAAATTTGGTAAATAATATCTTAAATACTTTAAAAAGCACTTCAATACCATTAGCACCTAGCGGAACGTATCCATTTGCTCCGTTATACACAGCTTTAACAACTATAACCCCAATAACCCAAAAAACAGATTTAGAAAACACGAAAGTTAAACATGGCAGCAGTTAAAGATATAATACTTGAAAATAAAGACTTATTTATAAAGGATGGCGATTTTGTTGTGGACTTTAGTAGCTTTCAACATAGTCAAGTAATTATAAATTCATCAATAGGGGCGTTTAAACAGTCCCCTTTGTGTGGCGTTGGAGTTAATAGTTACATAGCTTCAAGCGGTCAATCACAGGCTTTAAAAACTCAAATTATAACACAATTACAAGCGGATGGATTTACTGATATTGATGTCATAGTAAATGATATTGAGAAATTAGAAATATCTATCTCGGGAAACATTTATGAATAGCTACACAATAAAATATGGAGAATCAATTTTTGATGTATCTACAAAAATTTATGGAAACATAAACAATGTATTTGATTTAATTTTATTGAATCCAATTTTAGATAATGTAAATAATACTAACATAACTGGATTAACAATTAATTATGTTGATATACCACAAAGTAGATTTATAACAAAAACAAATGAAATTTTCAAACCTCAAAAAAGTGTAACAATTAAAGAGAACCAAAGTATTTTTGATGTAAGTTTACAAATTTATGGGAATATTGAACAAGTCTTTGATATTGTAAATAATAGCGAGATTGACAATATAAATGAAACTGAAATAAAAGGAATTACTTACAAATACGACTATAATAACACAAAATTTGTAAATTATTTTAGTAGTAAAAAAGTAGTAATTACTACATTAAGAAAAGTAACTACGGAAGGAATAATTGATGGTAATTTTGTTTGGGATGGAACTTATATCATTTGGGATGGCTCTAATTCATTAGTTTATTAAAAAATGGCAAATAAAAAAATAAGTGAATTTCCTAATATAACCACACCTGTATCTACCGACAAATATTTGGTAGAACAATTAGATGGGACTTACAAACATATTAATTATGATGATTTAGCGACAACTGGCTCATCATCATCAGACTTTAGTAGTGCGAAGCTTGTTGGTAATTGGTGGAGCCCGCCTGGTAATCAAGTTGCCGCAACTAATAATAACTATTCAACATTAAAAAGTTGGTATCATCCATTTCCAGTTGGAAGTGGTTTTACAACCTCACAACTTCAATTTTATATAGCAACATTACAA